CCCTGCGTGACTACGACTGGGCTGACCTGATCGATCGTCAGGACAAGCTGAAGATGCTCATCGATCCGACGAGCGCCTACGCGATGAACGCTGTCTTCGCCATGGGCCGCAAGATGGACGACGCCATCATCGGTGCCGCCTTCGATACGGCCTACAGCGGCAAGACTGGCCAAACCAGCGTGTCGTTCCCGGCTGGCAACCAAGTCGCGGTGAACTACGTCGAGTCCGGCGCCGCGGCCAACGGCAACCTGACCATCGGCAAGATTCGCCGGGCCAAGGAAATCCTGGATGCGTACGAGAACGACCCGGATGAAGCCCGCATCATGACCTGCACGGCCAACAGCCTGCATAGTCTGCTGCGCAACATCGAAATCACGTCCCAAGACTACAACGTGGTCAAGGCACTGGTCGAGGGCAAGGTTGACACGTTCATGGGCTTCAAGTTCGTGCGCACGCAACGCCTGCTGACTGATGGCTCTGGCTATCGTCGCCACATCGCCTGGGTGCAGTCGAAGTTGCTCCTGGCTGTGTCGCAAGACCCAATGGTCGATGTCGGTCCGCGTCGTGACAAGCGCAACTCCATGCAGGTGTACGTTACCATGGGTATCGGCGCCACGCGTATGGAGGAAGAAGGCGTCGTCGAAATCAAGGTCGACGAAACCGTCCTGTAACCAACCGAATTAAGGAGAATCGAACATGGCAAACAGCAATACGACGCAAGTAGCTGGCATCCTGTCCGTGCCCCCGACTCCCCAAAAGGTTGGGGACATCGGCGGCCGCGTACGTACCCTTCAGGGCAACTTCGCACTGACGGCCCTGCCGGCCGGCGACACCATTTGCATTGGCAAGCTGCCGAAGGGCGCGCGCCTGCTTCCTCAGTCCTGCATCATGGTTACCACGACGCAAGGCACTGCAACCCTGGCAGTTGGCTCGGCTCCCAGCCAAGCTAACGGCCAACTGGGTGGCACCATCACCGCGTCGAAGTACGGCTCGGCTCGTGCCTACACCATGGCGGGTGCTCCCATGTTCCTCGACCAGGTTTACACCGTCGGTGTGGAAATCACCGCCGACTACGGCGAAGACATCTACATTACGATTGGCACCGCCCCGGCGACTGTTGGCGCGCTCAGGACGTTCCTGCAGTACGTTGTTGACTAATCAGCTGCCGCTGAGCCTTTGCCGTGATGAGCTCCTCCAAAGGGCCATCACGGCCTTTTCGGAGGAGCCATGGCCAGTTCAATCACGGAGATTGCCAATTTAGCGCTAACATACATCGGAGCTGACCTGATCACTTCGCTGGATGACCCGCAAAAGTCCGCTATTCTCATCAAGCAAAACTGGCCCATCTGCCGGGATGCAGTTCTACGCGCCTACCCATGGAACTGTGCGGTAAAACGCGATGTCCTGGCTCCGCTTGCTGACCAACCCGCATACGGTTGGTCATATTCGTTTCTGCTGCCCCCGGACTGCCTCAGAACCCTTGGACTCGAGTCCGATGAACCCTTCACGATTGAGGGTCGCAAGCTGCAGTGCAATTCCAACGTCATTAAGATCAAGTACATCGCGCGTGTAGAAGATCCGAACGAGTATGACGCGTTGCTGTCTCAGGCCCTTGCGGCCTACTTGGCGCACCTGCTGGCAATGCCCATCGTTCAGTCGAACTCGCTCAAGGAGCAGATGTGGGAGCAATACAAGCTGGCGGTACGTGAAGCCCGTTCTGTTGATGCGCAGGAAAATTCGCTGCAGATGGTTGAAGCCACCGGCTGGCTGGAGTCGCGGTAATGGCCCGCGCATCAATCATCCAGACCAACTTCACCACAGGTGAGATGTCCCCGCGACTGATGTCTCGGGTTGATGTTCAAAAATATCAGAATGGCTGCGAGTTGCTGGAGAACTTCTTGATCATGCCGCATGGCGGTGTGACCAAACGCCCAGGATTCCGATTCATTGCAGCCACAAAAACGACGGCTGATACTTGGCTGATTCCGTTTAAGTTCTCAACAATTCAAGCCTACGTCATCGAGTTTGGTGCAGGCTATTTTCGATTCTTCAAGGACGGCGGCCAGATTCTTAGCGCGGGCGTTCCGTATGAGCTTGCGCACACGTACACGCAAGATCAGTTAGGTAGCGTCAAGTTCGTTCAGTCGGCTGACGTGCTGTTCATGTTCCATCCGCAGGTTAAACCCAAGAAGTTGTCTCGTACAGGGCACACCAGCTGGACGTTCACGGACTTTGAGTTCAAGGACGGTCCGTACATGGATGTTAACTCCGACACGGCAAAGAAACTAGCGGTTAGTGGTACAGCTGTTGGACCGGTCACTATTACAGCCACAGGCCACTCTCCGTTTGCAGCAACTGACGTTGGGCGCCTAGTGCGCATCGGTCCGTCTACGGCCTGGTCATGGGCAGTCATCACATCATTCACGAGCGCTACACAGGTAACAGCTGATCTTAAGGTAGCAGCCTCTTCAACAAGTGCCACGTCTGATTGGCGTCTTGGGGCCTGGTCCGACACCACTGGCTGGCCGTCACTAGCAACATTCTTCGAGGAGCGCTTGTGGTTCGCAAACACCACACAGCAACCGCAGACGGTCTGGGCCACGCGCTCTGGCGACTTCAACAACTTCGCCCCGTCAGACGCGGCAGGCAAGGTGCTGGACGATTCAGGACTCAACTACACGCTGAGCACCGACGACGTGAACTCTATTCGTTGGATGGTTCCAGGAAAAGTCCTGGTGATCCTGACGGATTCAGGCGAGTTCACAGTCTCGGCTAGCTCCCTGTATGAGGCTATCACGCCGACGAATGTTCGCGTCATTCGTGAAACTGCACGAGGAGCTGCCAATGTTAAGCCTGTACTGGTGGATAAGAATCTGCTCTTCTGGCAGAGGGCGCGTCGGAAGCTTCGTGAATACTTTTATGATTTTAACGTTGATGGCTTCCGATCTAACGATGCTACGATTCTTTCTGAGCATATTACGCTGGGTGGAATGACCAGTATGGACTATCAGCAAGAGCCCCACTCCATTGTATGGAGCGCTCGCGCCGACGGCCAATTGATCGGCTTCACGTATAATAAGGAGCAAGAAGTTCTCGGCTGGCACCGCCACATTCTGGGCGGCACAGACGCGCACATAAAGCACGTGGCCTGCATACCAGGAGCCGATAATGATGAGCTCTGGGCTGTTACCACCAGGACCATTGACGGCGGGACCAAGCAGTATATTGAAAGACTAGACCCTGAGTTCTATCCGAGTTCATCCGAGGATAAGGATGGCGCCTTCTTTGTGGATTGTGGCCTCTCATATAGTGGGACCCCAATAACCCTTGTTTCCGGTCTAGACCACCTCAAAGGGGAAACGGTATCCATCCTCGGTGATGGCTCGGTGCGCGCGCCAAAGGTGGTTAACAGTTCTGGTCAAATCACGCTCGATCGTCCAGCGTCCGTTATCCATGTTGGTCTAGCCTATACGGCGAAGCTGCGGTCTATTCGCTACGAGGCCGGTGGTAACGAGGGTACGGCTCAGACAAAAACTGGGCGTGTCCAGCGCCTGGGCTTGCGGCTGCTCAATACGCTAGGGTTGAAGTTCGGTCCGTCTGAGGACAAGCTTCAGGAGATTCAGTTCCGGATGGGCTTTCATAAGATGGATCAGTCTCCGCCACTGTTTACTGGGGATCAGGTAGTGAATTTCCCAGGGGACTACGATCGTAGCCGTCAAGTTACACTCGTAGCAGATCAACCGTATCCATGCACGATTACTGGCCTAGTACCGTGGATGGTGGTCTACGAATAAGGAGGCACATGGCCGTCGCTACGTCAACTGCTATGCTAGCCTCTACGGCGGCATCAGCGTTCTCAAACATCTGGGCTGGGCAGCAAGGTAAGGCTGCGGCAGAATTCAATGCCAAGCAAGCAGAGCTAGACGCCGATCTGGCCAAGCAGCAAGCGGCGTTTGAGGAACGTAATTTCAGAGCGGGTGTCGATCGACTGCTTGGTCAACAACGCGCAGGTTACGCTAAGGCGGGTGTTCAGATGACCGGCTCAGCGCTGGACGTCGCGCAAGATACTACGATGCAGTCTGAAATGGATGCCTTGCGTATTCGCTATAACGGGGTAATCAAGTCCAACGGCTATAGAACACAGGCCGCATTGCAGCGCTTGCAGGGGGCCTCAGCTCAAACGCAAGGGTTCATGAGCGCCACAGGATCTATCCTGACAGGTTACGCCCAGTGGAGCAATATGCAGGATCAGCTGAAAGCAAATCCTGTGTACCAACCCACGTACACAGGGGCTGGGTTGAAATTGCCGTCAGCTCCGAATCTGGACTACATGGGCGGTGGGCAGGGAGTGAGGATTAAATAATGCCAAAAATCGATACCTATCAAGCGCGAGGGTCCCTGCAAGGGGCGGGCAACAGCCCTGACATGCGCCCGCTGAATACTGCGCAGGGTCTGGCCGACGTTGGTCAGGGCCTGGGAGCAGTCGCGAGGGCTTCTCATGAGGCGGACTTGCGGGCAAAGGCCGAGTTCGAAAAGCAGCAGGAGTATGACGCGCATTTGTGGTCTATCAATCAGATGACCGACTTCCGCAATCGTATGGTTGCGAAGATGGAGGATGACAAGAACTACGCTCAACCTGGAGCTGAGGGCTTTGCTCTTGCGCAGAATAAGGCCTATGAAGACTCACTTGGCGAGTTGCGTCAGCAGGCTCCCAATACGCGTGCGCAGCAACTGTTTGACGTTCAGGCTCGACAGTTCCAAGATCAGTTTTTCTCGCAAGCTCTTACATTTGAGGCTCAGGAAAAGCAACGCTTCCGTGTACAGACGACTGTTGACTACGCGAAGAAGGAATCTCAGGCCTTGCTGCTGAACCCTGACCTGTATACATCAGTCGTGGTACCGCGTCTTGAGTCCATCAACGCCATGAATGTTCCGCCAAGCATAAAAGACCGCTTGCGTGAGGACGTGTCTTCGCACTTCTCTGAAACTGTCGTGCGGGGCGTCGGCAATAAAAATCCAGGCGAGGCTCTTCGGATGCTTGACGCTGGTGAATTCAACAAGCTGCCTGGGTTCAACCTCTACGGAGATAAGCTTGATCGTCTGCGGTCGCATCTGCTTAGTGCCTCGAATCAGATTCGGTCTGAGGCAGCCACGCAACTACGTATCACACTGGAAGACCACCTGGCCGATTACAGCGTGGGTAAGACCACTGAACCGCTACCGGCCGGCTATAACCTGACGCAGGTAAAGGACTTGCTCGGCCCGGCAGGTTACAAGCGGTATCAGGATCAGGTTGAAGTCATGAGTCGTGAGAAGATCATTGCTCGTGAGATTAGGCATGGGGATCTTACATCCACGGTCGAACGGCTCAAGACTGAACAGGTCTCCCAAAAAGCCCTTGTACCCTACACCGAGACCATTACGAAAGCTTCGCGCGACACAGGCGTTGATGCTGGTGTACTAGCTGCACAGATCATGGCTGAGTCTAACGGCAACCCGAATGCCCGCAATGACAAGACGTCAACTGGGCAGCCGTCGCTCGGTATTAGCCAATTCCAACCGGACACGGCCAAACAGTATGGGGTTGACACAACGGACCCGCATTCGAGTATCGCAGGTCAGGCTCGCTACATGAAGGATCTACTCAACCAGTTTGGTGGAGATTATTCAAAGGCTCTGGCTGCATACAACTGGGGGCCGGGCCGTGTAGCCAAGGCTGTTGAGAAGTACGGCTCAGACTGGATGAGTAACAGTCCTTCTGAAACGCAAGCCTACGTCAAAAAACTTTTATCGTCAAGCCCAAATGGAGTGGCCGGGGCAAAAATTGCTGGAGCCACTGCTGACATGTTGCAAGCTGAAGCTAAACTACGCGCAAGTGACCCAGCTGCAGCTGCTGAACGAAATGCCATTGAACTTGATCCAACCAACTATCCTGGGCAACCTATTGCTGCCCGTGTTGCTACTCGTCTTGGTATTCAGCAAAATCAGTTCAAGCTTCCGGAGTTTCAACAGCGACTGCTTACGAAGGATGAAGCTCAGGGTTACGTAAAGCGGATCAGGGATGCTGGGACCCTTGACGAGGCTCAACAAATCATGGGCCAAATTCAGCAAGAGTTTGTCGGCCAGAGTCAGACGCCGCAGAATAAGCGCCTATACGCCAAGTTCATGGGCGAGTTGTATGCCAATGGCCTTGATAAGGGCTACATGTTCCTTGACTTCACCCGTACCCAAGCGTATGGTAACATGTTTGCCCAGGCGTTGAAGTCGAAGTCTGAGGAAGAAGTTACTGCAGGCATGACGCATGAACGTATTAAGGAGGTACGCAACGCCCTAACGTCAAATCAGGAGTACCAGCAGTTCTTGAATATGCTGGCGGTAACCGGTGGCACCGCGGGTGGTGAGTATGCCGGTACGTTTGCAAAGACCATGGAGCGAGCCGCGTTTCTTGCGGCACGCGATCCTAAGACGTCAGGCAGTGATCTGGTAAAGTCCATGGTCGAGGATCTGGTTAAGAAGCAGATGACTGTTAATGGTACTTACTACGTGCCTACACGAGATCCGTACACGCACCAGGGGTATGACCCGCAGCGTGTGGACAAGGTGTTGTCGCGAGTTGCTGAGACCTGGAGGCAGCCCAATGGCGAGGTATTCAAGCCAGTAGTTAAATCAGCAAATCCACACCTGAGTCCAGCTTACACAGAAGACTCAATCAAAGATGCTCGTAACCTGGTTTGGCTTACCAATGAAGATGGCTCTGGCGTATACCGAGCAGTTAAGGCAAAGGGCGCTCCTGGGCTGTTTGTTCCTGTAATGGATGCCAAGGGTAACCGGTACGAAATCCGTTTTTCTGACACAGACTTCTTGAGCGGACTGCTAGATGGTCGTGCGGCTACTGGACGAATTACTGGAGCCAAGTAATGGGAACCCTATTTCTACCGGCCGCGCAGAATGATCAGGAGATGCAAGCTGATTTGCAGTCCCAGCTGTCCCCGTCGGTCGGTCGTACGTATAGTCAGGTCTATAACTTCGACGTGCTTGAGGGCTTTACTGGTGCCATGGTGAAGCAGCATGCGCTTAACAACATTGCCAACACCGGGGAAAAACTATCGGTTGATCAACTGCGCAAGGAGTACACTGATGGGCTTGTGAATTTTGATAGACCACTGACACGCGCACAGGCTGAGTTGATTCGTGACCGCAAGCGCGAGGAAATACAACGCCAGGACATCTGGCAGCGGGCCGAGGGTTGGGCAACGGCCTCTGGGGTTACGGCCTCACTTGCTGCTGGGGTTGTTGACCCAGTCGGTACGGCCATTGGTATCGTTGTGGCGCCTGCGAAAGGGATTCAAATGCTCGGCGGGCTACGAGCCATGGCTGCTTCATCATCGCTGGCCTATAGAGCCCTTGGAACCGCTGGCCTCACAGCCGTGGATGCAGCTATTGGTAACGCTGTACTCGAGCCATATAACCTGTACTCGCACCAGCAGTATTATGCCGATTATACCATGGCGGATTCTCTAGCTAACGTGGTGTTTGGCGGCGTATTCGGTGGAGCTCTTGGCGGTGGAGCAGTTGTCCTGGGTCGAGGTCTCAGTCACGTTGGCAAGTGGACGCCTGAATGGCTGCGTGGAAAACAAGAGGCGACGCATGAAACGTCCTTACATACCGCCGTTGCCCAGGTGCTTGACGGGCGTCCTGTGCAAGTGGAACCAATTCTGCGGTCCGACCCCAATCTGCGAATGGCAGAAGGTCACCCTGTACAAGCAGCTGAAATGGCGGGCCCGAGGGTAGCCGAGCCAACGATTTCTCCGCGGGGGCAAGACCCTAACGCCCCGGCGATGGATATTCCTCTACCAAAGGACCTTGCTGGTGCGAAGCCGCGATACTCTTATGGTGCGGGCCGGAATGGATTTGAACTGTTCGGGCTTGAATTCGCGAGCGACCTGGACAAGGCTGCGTATATCATTGGCGCGACAAAGCAACTGTCGAAGCGTGACGCGGATTATCTTGAGTTTGTGATGCAGCACACCGGCTACACGGCTGAACAAGCCAGGGCCTACGGTCAGGAGATTCGCGCGCAGATTAAGGCGCAGGCCAAAGAGTCTTTCGGCAAAGAACTGGGAGCACTGCAGGTTGAGCCGTCCATGCACGCGCTATCGGCCCGTGAAGCTAAATTGAAGGGCGAAGACGTTCCCGTATTGCGGGATGTGGTTTCTCCTGACGCTGGCAGAGCCGTGCAGTCAGGGCCAATTGGCCCGCATGACAGTATGGAGTTCACAGCAGCCTCTGGCAAAGAAGTCCTAGACCAGGCAAAGCAGCACATGGAGGCTCCTCGTACTGGGGCGGCCGACGATGTGGCCGAGAACTTTGAGGCTGAAATTCTGGCTACTCACAAGGACACCGCTGAGTATTATGAACCCGCAGCCAAGACTCGCAAGATGATGGAGTTGGAAAAGGAGATTGACTACCAACAATCACGTCTTGCACAAGAGCACGGAGATGTTCAGGTTGATGGACTCAAACAGGCAGATGATGCTTTGAATAAGGCAGATGACTTGCGAGCCGCCATGGTTGAAGGTATGGCTTGCTTGCTGAGGAAATAACATGGCACAGAAGAAACCCGCATCTCAGAAGACTGGCTACGCAGGCTGTATTGACGTGATTCGTCAGTCGGCCGGGGAATGGCTGTCTGATAAGGACGCAGAAGTCCTACTGGAAGAGATCGATAAGGTCGTTCAACGCAACAAGACTAAGGGCAAGCTTGAGTCCATCGAGGATCAGGTGCTCAACGCCATTGACGGCGCGACCAACGCCATGAAGGAAGCCGCCCTAATTGAAAAGCGCAACGCGCTCATCAATGCTAGAATCAAGGAGCAGGTATACGGTTACCTGGATGGTTTTCAGGATAAGGCTGAGGGACTGCTTGCATACCTTGGTGGCGGGGTCAAACTGCGTCAGGGCGGCAAGCTGTCAATCGATGCGCGTGAGAAGTCGATCGTTAACGGTGTCCTCGGCAAACTGATCAATAGCCTCGAGCAGAAGAAGCTGCTGCCATTCTTCACGTCTGGCGAGTTGGACGACGACATCGCCAGGGAGCTGTGGGCCTTAGGCGAAGGGCGTGCCGGCATCACGAAAAACCAAGAAGCCCTTGGAATCGCCGAAATCATTAACGCCGCGCAAACGGAACTGGTTGGCATGCAGAACCGGGCCGGGGCCCATATTCGCATGATGCCTGGGTATATCGTTCGTCAGTCCCACGACGTGGGTCGAATTCGCACCGCCGGCCAAGAAGCCTGGACACAATTCGTATTGCCGTTGCTGAATGAGGAAAAGACGTTCGGCAACATGGAGGTAGCTCCATTTCTGGAAGAGGCCTACAAGGGATTCTCGACTGGCCTGCATATGAAGCAGCGCGGCGAGGAAGTTGCTGATGACGCAGCGGCGCTGCTTGGGTTTACTGGTCCAGGTAATCTGGCTAAGAAGATTAGCGCCAATCGGGTGCTTCACTTCAAGGACGCTGACTCGTGGCTGAAGTACAACGAGGCTTTCGGGCAAGGCAGTCTCCGTGAGTCCATCTTGTGGGGCGTAGAATCGGCCTCGAAGAATCTAGCCTTGATGGAGGGCTTCGGCACGAACCCCGAGTCGATGTTCAAGACGCTCATCGGTGAACTGAAGGAGACTGCGCGTAACGACCCTGAGGCTTTCGACAAGCTCAATAACTGGTCGCTTGAGGCCCTGTACAAACAGATCGATGGCTCGGCTCGTATTCCAGCTAACCGCACACTGGCGGCCTGGGGCTCAGGTATTCGCGTGCTTCAGAACCTGGCGAAGCTGGGCTCGGCGGTAGTGTCATCTGTCACGGACATCCCGTTCCAAGCTGCTGCCCTGAAGTACAACGGCGTAAGTCTGTTTGAAGCCTACTCAAATGCGTTTGCAAATGTACTGCGCGGTCGTGGCGACGCTGAACAGAAGGAGATTGCTAGGCTCGTAGGCTCTGGCTTCCAGGGCATCTTGTCTGATATTGCTAGCCGTTTTGCGGCTGAAGATAATATCCCAGGCCGCATGGCTAAGTTGCAGCAGAAGTTCTTCAAGCTTAACATGATGAACTGGTGGAACGATGCCCATAAATCTGGCGTGGCTGTGATGCTGTCTAACCACCTTGGCGGCCTGAAGGATATGGACTTCGCAACCCTGCCAGATGCCACGAAGCGGATGTTCAAGCTCTACGACATCAATGAACGCGAGTGGAATGCAATTCGTTCTACGGCTTGGGAACGGGACGGTGACTGGTATCTCACACCAGATAGAATTGGTGGATTAGATGAATCTCGGATGAAAGAGGTCTATAGTCTTAATAACCTAGATATATCCTCCGAGTCCTCCCGAGAACTAAGAAAGCTCAGGGATGACCTAGAAGTCAAATTTAGGACCTATTTGACCGACCAGATTGAAACTGCCATCCCTCATCCGGATGCCCGCGTCCAAAGTCTCCTAACCCTTGGAACCCAGGCCGGTACTCCGCTTGGTGAGGCCGTTCGCTTCATCATGCAGTTCAAGTCATTCCCAATCGCAGTCATTCGCCGCGGTATGGCGCCATTCGTTTATGGCAACGGGGCTGAATCATTCAGTGAGGCTCTGTTCAAGGGTAAAGCCGACTATGTTGGATTGGCCCACATCATGGTTGCATCAACCATATTCGGCTACCTGGCAATGGTTGCCAAGGACACGGTGAGAGGGCGTACTCCAAAGGATCCTACTGATCCGAAGACGATCATTGCGGCCATGACGCAAGGCGGTGGCTTGGGTATATACGGCGACTTCGTGTTTGGTGAGTTCAACAAGTATGGGCACTCAGCCATTGCCACCCTGTCTGGGCCAACCGTCGGACAGTTCGAGGATCTTGCTCGACTATACTCTCGCGCCAAGGATGGAGACTCTGTTGCTGGGCAATCCCTACGCTTCATGATGAACAATACACCGTTCGCGAATCTGTTTTATACTCGCGCGGCATTGGACTATCTGTTCCTGCACAACCTACAGGAGACGGTTAATCCTGGCTATTTGAGTCGAATGGAGCAACGGATCCAGCGTGAAGGCGGGCAGCACTACTATCTGCCACCGACTCAGGTTATTCCGTACGGTGGCAGATAAATTCCGAGCACTAGGGTTAATAACCATGGTACAATCTATAATAACATCGGAGTAAGGTTTATGTCAACCTGGCCGAAGATCAACTCCATCTGCTGCAGTACCGCGTACAGCAACTTGAGCAAAAGGTAAAGCCATGACAATTTCGACCACCACTCGGATTGTTACCCATAACGGCAATGGGGTGACGGTCAATTTCACCTACCCGTTCAAGATTGATGACGCAGCAGACCTGCTCGTATATCTCAAATCGGGTTCCGTCTTCGTCCTTAAATCCCTTGGAACCGATTACAGCCTGACCGGGGTCCGGAATCCTGGCGGTGGGACTGTGACATTTATTGTTGCCCCTGTTTCTGCGACTGGCAATGTACGCTTCGTGCGTCGTACCGCGTTGAACCAGTTGGTTGACTATATCACCAACGACGACTTCCCGGCGGAGATTCACGAGGCGGCACTGGACAAGCTTACAATGGCTGTTCAGGACTACTTGGCAGACTCGTTTACGCTTGATGCGACGGCAGACTACTGGGAGGCTGAGTCCAAGGTCATTAAGAACGTTGCTGATCCGGTTGATCCTCAGGATGCGGTTAATAAGCAGTACATTGACGAGCACTATACGGCCACGGCTGTTACAGAATTTGTCCAATCCGGATCTGGCGCAGTAGCCCGAACGGCCTCCTCCAAGATGCGCGATATCCTGAGCGTTACTGATTTCGGCGCGTCAGGAAACGGGATTTCGGACGCAACATCTGCCCTATCGTCCGCCGTTACCGCGGCGCTTGCGGCCGGCGCATGGCTCTATTGGCCGGCGGGGACGTATCTCACGACCGCCAGCGTCGCACTCCTGCACAGCGTGCGCCACGTTGGTCCGGGAGTCATCAAGCGCGGCAGTGATGTGTTTCACGTCGCGCCCGGAGTGTACGACCACAATACGATCTACGTTTCCACTTCTGGCAATAACGCGAACGATGGTCTGTCCGCCTCTCAGCCGTTTCTTACGATCCAGGCGGCATTTGATGCGATGGTGGGGTACGGACCGACCCTCGAAGGATCATGGACGGTCAAGCTCGCTGCCGGAACCTACACCGCAGAGACCTACGTTCGAGGACTGCGCTCTCGCAACGAGATCGCCGTACGCGGGCCATCTGTAGGCGGACATCCGAACGTTCCGACGGCTTTCATTGACGGGACGACGCCCGGCGCTCGCGGTGTCGGCCTGTACTTTCAGAACTACATGACCGTTTCCGTCTACGACATCAAAATCCAGAACTGGCCGGCGGGGACGGGGGCGGGGGCTATATGGGATTACCACTGCGTCGGGTACGCCGAGAACGTACATACCTACAACTGTGGCTACGAGGGGTTGATGGCGAGCATCCACAGTCGGCTCGCTGTATCCGGAGGAATCCACGACGGGGCGTACTACAATCTTGTTGCCTATGGCATGTCCGAAGTCACTTTCGGCTACGGCGGTTCGGCCGGCGTCAATCGGCCAACCGTCAAGAACGGCGTAATCGCCGGGGTCTACTTTGCTGGCGGCTTCGGGCATATCGACCACTGCGACCTGCAGAATAACGCGCGCAACATCTACCTGATAAACAACAGCCGGGCGCACGTGATGGGTTGTGCGTGCTCAGGGGCATATACGGCCGACGTTGTAGTTGAGGGTGCATCGACGTGGTACAACGACCCCACGGTTACAAACACGTTTTCTTCGACGCGCGCGTTTGCCCATGGTGGATGCTTTGAGCAGGGAGCCGACTCCTACCGCTTTCAGTATGATAAAACGTCTGACAGGTTTAAGTTAGGAGGTAGTTCACTCGCTACTCCGGCAGCAAAATTCCATTTTGAATATTCCGTATCCGGTATTTCCCCGAACAGCAATACCCGCATGTTTGTCGATTCAGCAGCAGATAACTTAATTACCTTGGCCGCCGGAGCG